AAATTAGCAGAGTCTATTTGTAACCATTTTGTAACCAGTTTCCCCTTGACATTTCAGTGTAGTGAAGTAGATAAAAAGTTTGAACTAACCGCATGGTACCGGTGGTGCCCTGCACCTCATTATATGTATACAAGAGGTGTAACCAATTTGTCACCTGTCGTTCATATCTCGTTAATAATTTTATGAGATAATGAACACAAGGAAACCAGCCCGAAACGAACCGATAGAGAAAGGATAGCAAACCATGATGTACTACAATAGAGGAGGCGTGACAGAGTATGATTCTCTACATCCGCAAGACAAGCAATTTTGAGCAGGTTGAAAATTTCCTGCTCAATCATCCCGATAAGGAATACAAAACAAGCCGGTTCGTCTACTACTTCAAGCAGGTGGGCGATTGCGCGGGAATCTTCCGACGTGCAACAGAGACCTGCACCCGGAGAGGCCGCAAGGCAGGAGACGACGAGATTATTGCATACTATCATGATGGGGAGTTTTAACAATGACTGCATATCATTTTTCTTGTGTCGCGCCTTTCGCGTCGCTGTTTTTTATCATCGGCATTGCAATTTTTATCTGTGAGTGGAAAGGATGGTTTTAATATGAGAATCGTTCACTTGGTAGAATATGAATGGATTGACCCCAAGTCAGCACATCCGCGCAACGTTATGCCGGTCGCGGGCCCCAATGGGGCCCAGATGGGCTATAAGATGTTGGGCGAGTCCACGCAGAGGCTCAACAATGAATCTGTGCGGCAGGTATATAAGTATCTGCGGAACAACGGAAACGAACCGTACATGACCGAACAAAACGGGTCAATCAGAATCCAATACTTCCGTTGGCCGTGCGGGTATCATTATGATAAGATAAACCGGCAGTTTGTGAGGGACGACGCATGAAAAAGATAAAGAATCAGCTCGGGCTTGTAAAGCCTAATAAATTGCCTGCGGGTGCAACGGCCAAGAGCGAACAAAAGCCCGCCACTCGCAAGGCCAGCAACAAGAAGCAGGCCAAGCAGAGTAAAGCGGCCAAGCTCAAGGAGAAGAAAGCCAGCAAGGCCAGCAAGCCGCCCAAGAAGCGCAAGCAGGGCGGCAAGGGCAGACCGTTCCAGCCCAAGCCGTGGGAAGCATACGCACCCAAGGGCCCGAACGTCACAAGCTACACCCGGGAAGAGCTGGAACAAATTGTGCGGCGTGCATCCGGTGCGGCAAACCGACGCTTGAAACGTCTGGAAGAGGCCGGAGAAACCAAGGGCATTTACAAGAGGGCCTTGGGGATGCTGGAAACGCAAGGCCGCACAAAGTTCAGCGGAGCAGTGAAGAGCATGACGCGCACCGAACTAGTCGCGGAATACCTGCGCCTGCGGGATTTCCTCAGCTCCGAAACATCCACAATGCAAGGCATCAAGGAATGGAAACGGAACGTTTATGAATCCCTCAAGGACAGAGGTTTTACCGGTTCCCAAGAAGAGCTTACAGAGCTTTTTGACAAGTACATGACAAAAGAGCTTGAAGCGGCGTTGGGTTCTGATGTGGTTTACACGCTATTGCAGACCGACAACGGCAGGCCCTTCTTGCAACGGGCAAAGGACGCGATAGACCGCGCAAAGCAGACGGGAGAGAGCCAAACAACGGCCCTTTCCCGTGAATTCAATATCACAACAGAAGAACAGGCGGCTCAGATTTTAGCAAAGTATTTTGGGGGTTAAATCATGCGGGAATGCAGGGGTGAACAGATAGCGGAGAGCAAAGCCGAATTTTTGGCTATGCTGGGCACTCCCAAAACCGTGCAGGAGCGAACCAAGAAGAATGCCAGACCGAAACCCCGCTATTTAGATGTGACCTGTACATTTGATATTGAGACCACCAACACCGATACAGACGGCTTTGCGTACAGCTTTCAAACGTGCATCGGTGGCGCGGTCGTCGTGCCGCGATACTTTGAAGAATGGGCCGATATCATAGAAACGCTGGTTGACAAGTGGAGTATCACAGAACGAAAGCGCCTTGTGATTTTTGTTCACAATCTTGGGTATGAGTATACATATCTGATTCAGATGTTATGTGACCGGTGGGGAGATTGCAAGGCCCTTTACACCAAGAGCCGGAAACCCCTGTATTTGCAGTTCGACAACGGTATTGAATTTCGGGACAGTTTAAAGCTGTTCCAAAAGAGCCTTGCCAGAGCAACAGAAGGATGCAAGCACGAAAAGTTAAAAGGTGACTTGGATTATTCCGTTTACAGAACAGCAGATACTCCCCTTGATGATGCCGAATTTGCTTACTGCGTCAATGATGTGTTGGGCCTGTGGGAAGCAATTGAACGCCTGAAAGCAGAACGCAATTACAACGCGGCGACACTTCCCATGACAAACACGGCCCTTGTCATTAAAGAAGTCAACAAACATTTGACAGGAGACAGCCGGACACTGCAAAAGATGCAGGCTCTTGAGCTCAACCGGGAACAAATGGAAATCGCATATAAAGCAATGGCAGGCGGTGACACACACGGCACCCGGTGGCGTGCCGGTCACACTTACCGCAATTGTAATTCCTACGATTTCAAGAGCGCCCACCCGTCACAACAGCTCTTGTGGAAGTTTCCAGAGGGCAAACCCATGATGCTACCACAAGGCCAACCTCAAGCAGTGATGGACAATATCATATCCTGCGGTATGGGATGGATAGCAGAGATAGCAATAAAAGGCTTGCAAATTCGGCCCGAATGCCCAGACCCCGTGATATCTGTCAGCAAGTGCGCGGGCCTCAAATGCGACGACGAAAACAAAGACAATGGCCGTGTGCTCCAAGCAGATGAAACATTGCTGTATTGTGATTCCAACGACTGGCAGAGAATCAAAGAAGCATACACCTTTGAACGGGTGGTGATGCACCGGGGATTTTGTTTCCGGCTTGGGTATCTGCCTGATTCATTCCGAATGGCAATTTTTGATAAGTTCAAAATCAAAGAGACCATGAAAGGTTCCCCCGAATATGCTTTCTCCAAAATCTGCGTCAACACGATATTCGGAGCCTGCGCCCAAAAGACGATAAGGGACGAATACACGGCAGAGATTGGGGACAGCATTGATTTTGAACGCATGAGCTGGGAAATAAACTTGGAAAAGAAAACCCCTTCGGAGATACAGAAGAGCCAAAAAGGCAAGTTTCCGTTTCTCTGGGGCCTGTGGACAGCCAGTATGACGCGGCTCAAGCTCTGGCAACTGCTGAAAATTGTAGGCTGGGAAAAGGTGATTTACTGGGATACAGATTCCTGTAAATTTGAAGGTGCCAAGGTTCCAGCGGTCGAACAGTATAATAAAGAGGTTGCCGCCCAGTGTGAAAAACGCGGGGTAGTGGTCACGAAACCCAACGGGAAGAAAGTCTATATTGGTATCGCTGAGGACGAACACCCGCAAGCCGAATTTGGTTATACCGAATTCAGATTCTTACACGCCAAGTGTTACGCGGCCCGGACGTGCGAAGGTGTGCTAGAAAGCACCATTGCAGGAGTAGGCAAGAAAGAAGGGCAGGCGGCGCTTAAAGATGATATTGAAAATCTGAATGACTTCCTTATCATTGATGATGCAGGTGGTCAGATGCTTTCTTACCACGACAGCCCCATAAAAGAGCGCCACGACTTCCAGCGCGTCACCCACTCGGCTAGTTGGATAGTAATGACCCCGCGCAGGTATGAAGTGGGCGGCATCAATGATTTTGCTGAGGAACGCTTGGGATAAATGTTCCACATGGAACAAAATAAGAGCCCCGCTATTATGAGCGGGGCTCTTATTTTTGTTAAGAAATTGTAGCTCTTACGACAAAGTGAAGAATGTGGGACTTTGTATTGGTGTCGCTGGGAATGGCCGAATTTGGAACAGATGCGATCAGCCGAACGCCTGCACCGTCAAATTCGGCAGTAATCTTCACGTCACTATGATCAATCCGGTACACGGGGGTTCCATCCAGAAAAATCACCTCAGCATATCCAATTGCAACGTCCGAAACTGTTGCAGGTTCGGGGTGTGTGGGGAAAGTTTTGAAGGGGAACGGAAGAATAACGCTTGCGTAGTTATCCTCGCGCTCGTCATCTGCTGGCCACGCGGTATCAAACTCAACGTAAGAATAGCAAACAGAATCGGGAAGAGACACATTGTTTTTCTCCAGAGTATTAATGCGGGCATCCTGCGCGGCCTGTTCTTCATTATAGGTGCTCGTGGGGACGTATCCCGTTACATCGGGAATTTCGCTTTTATCTGCCTTGTCAGTTTCCAGCTTGGCAATGCTCGCGGCGTGCTCGGCCAGCTCGGTCTCCTGAGAGGTGGCGCACTCCGCGATAGTCTGCCCGGGGTGCGCGGTTGCCCAGTCGCCCACAATGTCGTCCTGACGTTTCTGGTCGGCATTAAACTCGGTCTGGGTAACGTAGTCCCCCAGAGCGGTTTTATCGGCCTTGTCGGTTTTCAGATGGGTGATGGAATCAGTGTTGCTGGAAATCGCCGTATCCTGCTGGGTGTTCTTGGCCTTGATATCCGTGATTTCCTGCTTGTTGGTGGTGTTGTCACCCTCAAGCGTGGTAATACGCTTCTCATGGTCTGCCAGCTCGGTGGCGTGCTCGGCCAGCTCTGCGGCGTTCTGGGCAATGAGCTGGCCATTCGCCAGCTCTGCGGCCTTGGCGCGGTCGATTTCGGCGGCAAGGGCCGTATTGGTGGCATCGGTCTTGGTGTCCAGCTGGGTAAAGTGGGCCTTGGCCTGTTCGCAACACTCTTCCAGTTTGTCCAGTCTGCCGTCCTGCTGAACGTCCTTCTCCTGAATGTGCGCGATTGCATCCCGGTTGGATTCAATCTTTACCTCATCCTCGGTAAGGTCAGACCGGAGACCGTCCGTCACGCTGGTAAGGCGTTCGATAGCCTGATGATTTGCCGTGATTTCCTCATGCTGGGCGGTAAGACGGCCCTCATGGTCTGCCAGCTTTGCGGCATGGTCGGCCAGCTCGTGGGCGTTCTTGGCGATAGCGGCGGCATTGTCCTGAATGTTCTTGGTATTCTTGGCAATGTCGGCGGTGTTCTGGGCAATGCTGGCATCGTGGCTCTTGAGCTTGGTATCAATGCCGTTCAGCCGGGAATCATGCTCGGTGTCCTTTGCCTGAAGGGCGGCAATGTCGTTGTCATTGCTGGTGATTTGCCTCTGCAAATCCTCGTCCTTGGCGTGCAGGTCGGCAATCTCGGTGGTGTGCTGGGCGGTGGTGGCCTGCAAATCGTCAATCTCGGTTTCGGCAGTCGCCACGCGCTCGGCCAGAGCGTCAACACGGGCCTTATCCTCGGCCACAGTGTTTTTCATCTCCGCGTTGTCCTTGGTGAACTGGTCGATTTTCTCCCGGAATTCCGCGTTGTCAGACGCGAAACCGGAGACCTGAGACGACAGGTCTTTCACCTCGTTCTTATACTGCTCCACCTGCGCATTATATGCGCCAGTCTTGGCCCAGTATCTCGTATTGGTGATATCCACGCCAGGGCCCACGTTGCACTTGCTGGTGTAGCTTTCGCCGTCGTGGGTCACAATGGTAAGGGATTCGTAGGAGCGGTGATTGTCCCACTCGATGGGGTCTGCGAAAATCGGCACATACCGACTGCCGATATACTGAGACGGGGGACACGGCCCACAGGGAACAGGGGGCCGGGGCGGCATCGGCGGGTGATGGGGGCCGCAAGGGCCCGGCCCACAGGGGCCGGGGTCAGCAGGCGCAAAGGGTGCGGGCTTGATGGGGAAACCACAATCATTCTTGCAACTCATGTTGAAAACTCCTTTCTTAATAGGTGATGATAAGATGACCATACTCCGGTTCTGTGATATCGGTTCCGGTGTTGAAGGTCAGCCAGCCCCAATTTGCAGGGACGTATGCACAGAAATGCCCGTCCGGGGTCAGACCAAACCACACAAAACGCACCATTTCACAGACCATAGCAGGCAGATTTTTGTCTGCCCATTCCAGAAACTTACCGTTCTCAAAGTCGCCGTCATTCAGACGTTCGTTGATGCACTTCTGAGCTGTCGCAAGGTCAGCCATTGCGGAATTGAGCGCGGTAATGTTGCCGCCCTGCGATTCCTGCCCTTTGGCAATGCCCTGCACAAGAGCTGTCAAACTCTGAATCTGGGAGACCATCCATCTGAGGTCGTACATTCCCGGGTCGCCGGGAACATATGGCGGGGACGGACAAAACGGATAATCCATAAATTCACCCCCTCATTTCTTTCATCAGCTCGTCGGCCCGGATTGCTTCCGGGGTAAAGCTGTTGTTTTTCCACCATGCCCAAAGAGCGGCGACAGTCGTCAGACCGGTGGTCACCCAAGGCTCAAGGGTGGCGCTGTCGATGGGCAGAGGGCTCAGTCCGGCCACGCTGAGAATCTGATTTGCCAGAGCCAGCGCGAGAACGGCGGTTCTTGCAATCGTTGCGGGCTTGATTTTCATATCAATCACCTTTCCTTTCTAAGTCGTCGATACGGTGGTTTGCCACTTTGAGTTGCTCTTCCAACACGGGGACGCGGCGGACAAAGTGGTTATGCTCCCGCACTTCCCGGGTCAACTCGTCAAGGCGTGTATCGGTGACGGCCTGCGCCCTGCTGTTTGCGATAAGAACACCCGAAAGCGTCACAAGGCCACCGATCAGCGCCACGATGATTTCCGATACCATGATACCACTCCTTTCAATAAACGTCAAGGCAGAATGTGCGGTGAAAACTGTCTGCGATAACACGATACATATTGAAAAGCACAGTCTGCCGCTCGGCCTCAATCATCTCCTGCGTCGTGGTCACGCCGATATTGCCGCCTCGCTTCCACTCGTGAACGGTGGTTACGGTCTCCGATTCCTTGCCCGTAACAGCGGCAAGGCCGTGTTCCTCATGCTTGCCGGTCTTAGAATCCTGCGCGGTTCCACGGTCTCCGGCCTGCCGCTCGGTGTGCCCGTGTCCATCAGTGCGGCCCGTGTCTCCATGAGTGCCGTGGGCCCGGTCGATGCTGTCCCGCTGGCCGGTGGTGAGGCCCTCGGTGTCCTGCTTGGTCTCGGTGTCCGACGTGCTTTCTTGGTGGTCGGTCATGTTCTCGGTGGTCACGTCGTCTTGGGTGCCGGTCGTGTTCTCGGTCTCCGACCAGTCGGTTTTGCGGGTATCGTCTGCGGTGCCGGTCTCCTTATAGATAGTGGTGGATGCGTCGAAAGGCTGATAATTGGCCTCGTTCTCGGCAGATACCTTGCCCTCAACGTCCGTCTGGCTGTCCTTGGTGGTCTTGACTTTATCGGTCATTGTTTCACCGTGGGTGGTGAGACGGGTGCCGGTCGTATCCCGGTCAAGGGTGCCCTTGGTGTCCCGGGTCTCGTCTGCGCTGGTCTGGGTATGGGCAAAACCATGCTCTTTCCCGGCAGTACTGCCCACGGTTTTCTCCTGCCCTGCGGTATTGTCCGTGGTGAAACCGTCCGCTTTGGTGTCCTCGTGATAAAGGTTGCCGGTGGTCTCCATCTGGTGGCGGTCGTCTGCGTGCTGGCTCTGCTCGTCGGCTCCACCGTGGGAGTGGGTGGCGGTGTTCTCTGCGGTATCCTTGGCCCGTTCTGTGGTGTCCTTGGTCAGCTCGTGCACGTCGGTGTTCCAGATGGGATTGTATTCCAGCTGGGTGGTGGAAAACAGCTTTCTCCAAATGGGGAGATTTTCCCGGCTCCACCAATACAATTCTGATTTCATCCAAATGGGGTCGGGGTGGTACAGCGGGGCCAGACCATGCGCACGGCGTATCGCCTGAATTACTCCCGCTTTCTCCATGCCCTCGGGAACCATCATATTGGCAAAAAGATTGGGGTCTGCCATCAACAGCGCTTCCAGATTGCAAGAAGAGACAAGCTCATTCACCAACATTGTTATTCACCTCTTCCCCTTCGTTGTTGGTCTCGGTCTCGTCGGCCTCGCCTGCGTCGAAATCGGGCTCAACCATCTTAAACGTGATATCGGTGTCGTACATCTCATTGACGATTGCAAGGGACTTTTCCAGCGTGATGCGCCAGACCTCGCGCCGATTGAAGGTTTCCGCGTCTGCCGCTTTCGATTCCGTCACAACCATTCTTTCCTTTTTGTTGGGCTGAACGGATACGCCCAGTTCCCTGTAAAAGTCGCATAGGATGTTCCGACGATACTCCATCAAATCGGGAAGAATAAAGTTCTTGGAAAGGTCGCGGTCAAACTGCATGATTGGGAGAGTGAAATCACCGTCCGCTTTGGTGGTCAGTTGTTGTTTCAAGTCGGCATTGATAACGACAGCGGGGGCACCGTTTGCCAGCTTGCTGAAAATCCCTTCCATGGTGCGCTTGCCCTTATCGTCCTTGGCGATAGCCGCATAGGCGAAACGGGCATTAATTGCACTTTGCCGGATTGCGATTTCTGCCAACTGCATTTCCCGCGCGTACTTGGTCACCAAGTCCCACGTTCCTTGATAATCGGGTGTGAGCTTGATAACCGCGCACTCTTTGCCGATTTCCAGAGGGCGCGGAAAATTAAAGAACGTCGTTGAAATCTGCATTCCGCGCGGCTGGTATTGCAGGCCGTAGCCGGTGGGGAATGCAGGCTGTACAACCAGCCCGTATGTTTTCGACTTGAAAACCGTCGCGTAACCGGTGCGGAAAAGCTGGTACAAAAATGCGTCGTAGTCCCACCCGATTTGCCCGGGGCCGTTCTCGGGGAGCCCATTGAATTCAATGAGACCGCGCAACCTCTGAAAGAAAGAACGTTCCCAATAATTCATTGCGTCGGTGGAAAACGTTGCATCGAAATTCCCGCACAGCGTGCCGCCGTCGTAATATCCGCTATAGCATTGGTACATTCAAATCACCTCTTATTCAATGAAAACGCCGCTGTCCATTGCGGCGTTGATGTAAGAAATCTCGTCGGGCTTGGCGTTCAGCGGAGCACAGGAGAAACCACGGGTCTTACAGTATCCCTGCACAGGCTTTGCAACTTTCATTACTGGGTATCCGTAAACTTTTTGGAAACCTGCATCGTCCACCGGGGGATAATACAGCAGGGTCAACTTTGCTTCCAAAGGTAGCTGTACCTGCGATGCACCACCCATAGTTCCGGCAGAACAGTTGATGGGAGAAACTGTTTGCTGTACACCCTGCGCAACTTGGGCCATACCTTGCGCGGCCTGAGATACGCCGCCTGTGAATCCTGCCACGGTGGACAGGAGACCCCCGCCGAAATTCATTGCACCGGTGACAGTGTTGATTGCACCGGTCAGCGCACGCACCGGGTCAATGTTACTGGTGCCGATTCCGTAGGGACTGGCAATGCTGGTGCTTCCAGCGTATACCGTGTAATTTCCTGCTCGGACTAGTGTTGTTACACTGCCGTCCACGAAACACACAGACCAGTCAATATCAATATTTGCCGCCGTGTTGCATTGGTCAACGGGAACTGCCAGCGTGCCCACGAAAGGAACATAAAGCTGTATTTGACAGTTCATGCGCTTCCAGTCGTCAGCAGGCCACGGGATAGCAATAGTCGTGTGAACACTACGGGAGCTGGACGGAGTGACCTGTTGTGCAAAAACGGTGGTGTTGAACTGCCCCAAGGTGATTTCCGTCTGCCGTCCTGCGCCGTATCGGGAAAGGTTTATGGGTATCCAGATGCAGGAGCGGACGCACTCCAATGCGTTGCCGCCAAACAAAAGTTTGTTCATAAACTCGGGCAATGCCAGTTCCCAACGAACCATAGGCTTGGTAAGGGCCTCCCACGTCAAGGAAACTGCGGTCAACAAACTTCCCAACGTGGCGGCGCTCATTGCATAGGCGTGCAGGCCAGACTTACCAACACAGGACAGCACAAAGGTGCCACCAGAGGCATCAATATTTCCGTCCGTGATATCTGCCGACGCGGTAGAAATCTTGGGAGCCATTCCAACCGCCTGCCGGGTATCCTGCAAACGGAACGTTGCGCCGCTGGAATCTTGATTGAATCCATATTCAATGAATGCGTCGGTTTTCAAGATTTCATCCCGGTATGTTGCCAGCGGGTCAAGCTCCAGCGTGAACTGCCAGATATTCGCGGTTCCCCTGCCTCGGATACCGATTGAAATATCGCGTATCCAATAGAAACTTGCTGTCTCTTCGCACTGGCAATAATTCCACTGGGGGGAAATGTTGATACTGTTCAACGTGACGTAAATCACGGGCCGCTCCATGCTGGTGGTTTGCTTGAAATCGCAACGCTCCTCGTCGGGGAGCTTGGTATAATCAAATGCTTTGGTTGAATTCACGCGCTTCTCAATGTTTCCAAAGTGGAAGTGATACCCATGTTCTACACTGGGCGCGGGAACTGCGCCGTTAAATTCGCCTCGTGCCATTGTTTCACCTACTTCCTAACAATAAAGGCCCGGCCTTTACGGTCGGGCCTTCGCGGCTGGTTACGGCTGTACGTCGTCGCTCATATAGAAGAGAATTGCATTCTCTGTGGGGTCACTGAGATAGTTCATCTTCCAATGATGTTCTGTATTGTAATACTCGCCTTTCGTGTTGAAAGGAGTAGTATAAACACTGTCCATCATGTAGACGGTCGCCAGCGCTCTGCGGTCATACAGCAGGCCCACCACCATGGGCAGGTCAACTTCTTCACCGGTCTCTTGCTTGGCGGTGTTCACATTGAACTGAGCGGGAATGACCTTCACGCGGCTCTTGTCGTGGATGTTCTGCCAGAAGTTCACACCCTCATAGTTGCCAAAGGACAGATAACCGGGGCCAAAGATAGCAGGGAACACCCACGACTTGGCATCATTGATGAGCGGCTGGTACAGGAGAAGTTTCTGTTCGCTCTTGGGAGTGTGCCGGAGCAGGGTCAGCGGGTCTCCGTTGTCGTCGGTGCAGGCGGGAACCAGATGATAAAGGTCGGTGCTTTCCTCAAGCAGGGCCGTCTGGGTTTCCAGCAGGGAGACAAAGAACGACAGAAACTCCTGCAAATGGGTGGTCAGCAGGTCGGCGGTGGTGTACGCGGTGCCGCGTGCCTTGTTGAATTCGGCAGTAAGGTTGACCTTCTGGCCGGGTTTGCCGGTGTTGTACAGACTGCCGATAAAGTTCATCACGACAGCGCGATTCTCGGCGGTTTTCCAGCGGGCCACGTCGTTTGCAACTTCCGTGGTGATACCGGCAAGGAATGCCGACAGTTCGCTTTCGCTGGTGAAAGCGGTCGTCAGCTGAGAGCGGAACGTGGTATAGGTCTGGTCAAGCGTGGCCTGCCCAGTATACCACATTTCCAGCGGGTAGCGCTTGGAAATCTTATACATATCCACGCTCTGGCCGTCGCGCAAGGTGTTGGGATTCTGCACAGTGTTGATAAACTTGGTTTCGTCAAACTTACCGGAGAAGAAAGCGATTTTGCGGATGAACAGGCCCCACTCCTGCGACGTGGTCTCAATGCTGGTAAAGCGGCCACTGTATGCGCGAGTGGTGATAATGGTACGCGAAACCATGTTATAAAGGGCCTGCAACGTGCCCTCTTTGCTGGTGTTCAAACACATCTGGCCCACGTTGATGAAACTGGAAGTATCAACGGCAGTGATTGCCGTCTGGCCCGTCACCTGCTGAACCAGATTATTTGCAATGGTATAAATATCCTGCGGACGGAAAACCGTTGCGCCTGCCTTTTGGGGAAAATTCGGATTTGCCATTATTTAGTCACTCCTTCCAAACTAAAGCTCGGGCTTTCGGGTGCAGGGGCAGGCTTGACCGCCCCAAGAATGATATCTTCCACACTGGTAACCGTGGGAAGAGCTCCAACGGTGCCAGCGGTCGGAACATTGAGCGCGTCAACCTTTTTGCTAAGGTCGGCAAGGCTTGCCACAAGCTGGCCAAGGTCGGGAGTGGCCGGGGCCTGCTGGGCAGGTGCAGGAGTGGGAACCGTCGCCGGAACGGTCGGAACCGTGGGAGCGGTTGCACCGGGAACCTGCACAGGGCTGGGGGGAGTGGTCTGGGGATTGCCCAGATTCATAAAAGCGGCAATATCGTTTTTGGAAAAACCTGCGTTTGCCAACGCAACAACGTCATTAATGCTGAGTGCCATAATCAATAGGCTCCTTTCCATCTTGATTTGTTGGTTCTAACGTCCACATGGGTGAACGTGTGATATACGCCGATACCGCCAGAAGCGCCCAAATAAACCTCTGCTATCTCTGCGATTCTGGACGGTGTCACGCCCTCAACCCAAATGTCAGCCGCCATGCCGTTACAATGCTGAGACCGGGGAGAGGCGTTTTTGAGAGTGGCGTTATATTCCTTGCTTCGGTATCCGCTGTTAATGTGTACCGGTTTACCGGTAAAATTTCGGATGTTTTCAAGCAAAGTCAAAAGCCGCTCGTCAACCTTTACAATGTCGCTGGGGTCGTGCTTGGAATGGAATTCCCGCACGCGAAAGTGCGGGGACAGCCGTTTTTCTGCGGCATATTTGTATGAAAAAGTGAGCATTGCGCACATCCTTTCTATAAAAGCAGGGGTATGCAACATAGAAATGCAACCCCACAGGCTTCCGGCCTGTCTATGTTATGGGGGCCCCTGCACCTTTATAATACTCGGTTCAATCGTCGATGTCAAGGAATTCTTTGATTTTGAGTAGCGTGGGAACGTCGGAACACCAAATCTGATTAAGGTTTAACATAGCCTCAAAGAACGGGTGATGCAACCGGAAAGCGGTTTTCCCTGCTTTCGTGTCCGGGTAAACTTCCCTACTTTCGTGCCGGGACGTGCACAAATAAATGTGGTTGCCGTCGTACACATACGCATATAGACCGGCCACGGCATACAGGGGCTTCATGCCTTTAATGTTCATTGCGCGGACTGCTTCCAGATTGTTATATGCAAACTGATTTTCCATTGCCATCTTGTAAAACTTTGAATCCTTGTTTTTCATCATGTGACGCATGAAAGCGGTTTGCGCACGCTTGGCACTTACCGCGCTAGATTTGGGCATACCAATGAACACGCCGCTTTCTGTTACCGTCCACTCTTTGCCCGTCCTGCACAGCTTGGCGATTTCGTCCACCACGCCAAGCTCCATCAAAATGGGGCTTGCAATGTCGAATGCGTTTGCAAGCAACCAGAGACGCAACGGGGGTTTCCCTTCTAGTTCCCGGTTTCCGTTGATGGTCACATAGGCATTCAAAAGCGCGTCGCCCTCTGCCTTGCGTTTAACAACAATTCTTTCGGGAATGAATTCATCAAAAACAACGTCCTCAAACTGAGAGCCATTGAAACCACGGATATTCGCAATACTGGGGAGCGTCATGCCGATTCCGTATTTCTCTAGGCATTGCTTGGGCTTGCCGTCCTCATACTCAAAACGGCCTATTGTATAGGTGACCTTGCCGCCCTTCACAATGTCCGCGTCAAACCCTTCTTTTTTCAGCGGCAAGAACGGGTTCAAGTCGGGGTCGCTGGTGATAGCGTCAAACTCTGTGGATGTGCGGCGTAGGTACAGGAACCGCTTGCCCTCGTTCAGCTCATATTTCAATGTGCCATAGGTTTTACCAACTTGCCGTTTACCAATAAGGATATTGCACCAACAACCTAAAGAAGCGATGGACGGGATATTGACCCATCCACCGCTTTCATATAGGTCAAGCGCAATATTTTTCATGTTGCGCTTGCTCATGTTTACACCTCGTAACGGGTCTTATAATCCGTCTTTTCGCCCTGCGCCGTTGCGTGCTCTGCAACTGCGGCAATGATGCGCTGTGCATCCTGCTCCGAGAAGTACACGCGGTACAGGTCGTAATACTGCCCATCCCGGCCCTTGCTCTGCGGCATTGCGATAAACTCGCCGTTTTTGCCGTCAACGACTTTCAGATTGAGGAACGTCGCGCCCGGGATGTTCAGAGTGAACACACAAACCCGGTCAGAAATGAGGTGACAAGCCTGCACGGTTGCGTCCTTAATGGACAGATAAGACTTGACGACTTCGGGAGCGGCGTTCTGATTGGTCTTGTTAAACATGATATTCTATCCTTTCATTATAAAGTAGTGTCTAGCTCAGAAAATCCAACGGAGCATAAACTGCTTGGCAACGCTGTCTCCGTTGGTCGGAAAGAGGGCCGTCGGGCTCTGGTTCGTGTAGATGCTGGCAATGTGGTGTTTCTGCGCTTCCAGCTCTGCCGCCTGCTGTTCCATGGTCTTGCCACCGTGACAGCAGGGGCTCCACTGGGGCGCATACGGAAAGCCACGGCGTGCGGCCTCTTCAAAGGCGGTAAAGGGCAGGGGGTCAAGCTTGCCCACACCGTCCACGATGTTCAGCAGGTTCCCGTCATTGTCGTAGACAAGGCCGAAAATATTCTGTGCGGCATCCTCATACAACAGGGTATGAGAAACATTGGTCGGAGTGGCGCAAGTGCCGGTGCAGGTGCAAGGGTCAGTCATTGGAAGCACTCCCTTCTTTATATGCGCTGGTGAAGTCGTCGCCGTCAAGCATGAAATCATGCGGAATCTTTGCGCCGATTTCACATTTCAGCGTTTCGGCGTTGATATCCTCAAGAGCCATTTCAAGGCCCTTGGAACCGGTTGCAGAGGTGAGCGGTTTCATACCGTGCATCTTGACGACTTCCAGACAGTCGCGCTTGCTGTTCCAGTCCAGAAACAGCAGGGTCAAAACCTGCCTATCCTTGACCGCTTCCACAGTCACATACTTTGCAATAACTTTCATTGTGTTTCGTCCTTTCGTCTCGTGGTTGTTGTTCGGTGCAAGTTTGTCCTTGCACCATTATGGTATCATAGGGTGCATCATAAATTGCGA